TTCTACGATAGTTCCAGAGAATGCTATTGGTTCTGGTAATAACAAATTATTTTACTCAGATCTAAATTCTGTAATAAACACCGACACAGGTAATCTAACAATTAAAGGAATTACAGTACCCAACAACACTGTTGAGATGTCAGCTAAAGACTGGCACGATTGGTTTAGGTCTAAAGGAATCAAAGAAGGTGAACTGTATGACTCTTATGTTAGATCGTATCTAAATAAAAAAGGTGGTTTTAACAGAGAGACAGGACAGTTTACAAATGATGAGAAAATAACTTTTGCAGAAATAAAAGAATTAGTAGATACATCTCCTTCTAATTATATTCAAACAGTATCCTATGGCGATGAAGCTGGTAACTTAAAGTATGGAAACTCTGGAAGACAGGATGATTATATAGGTGGTTCAAGAACAGAAAGAGTATTATGGATAGACTCTAAAGACATTAGAGGAGACATAGGTTCTCTACCTTCTGAGGTAAGAAGATATGAAGGTCATAGAAGTATGCGTGAAGTTAGAACTAGTGATGATTTCATTGCACAAGAAAATAAATTAGATGGAGAACCCTATGTCATAGGCTGGTCATTGGGTAGCAATCGAATTGGAAAATTAAATAACAGAGATATTGTTGTTAATGTAGCAGATGAGATACAATCTGATTTTTTACAAAAAGCAGCTTCTCTAAAATCAAATATCAAACAAGAAATTAGACAATTTATAAATCGAAGTCAAAATCAACAAATAGGAAGAAACGAAGGATTAGAATTACTTTATAAAAAACTAGAAAATGTTTTTAGACCTATGCCTGCTACATATCAACAACTTAAAAAATCACTAGATCAATTATTCTTTGCTGACCAGATGTTTGAAAAAATATCTAGAATGGATATTGATGATTTAACTAAAGAAAGTTTTAAACAATTAGGAGAAGCCGCAACAAAAAGAGATCAGGCATTAGCTACAATAAATGCTTCTATTGATAATATAGACGCTAGAGAATTATTTCCTAACATCCCTTTTAAAGATCAAAAGGATTGGGTAGATGCCATTATTAAAAATGATGTGTATAATGCGGCTAAGAAAAGATTTTATTTTGATGAAAACGGAGCCTTACAGGTAAACAAAGATGCACCTTCTTATTATGGTGTAGCACCTAATAAAGCTGTCAAAGCTTACAGAGGAGGACAAGGCGTAGAGTTACCTCCAGACAGTATTGATAGAAGCGGTAAAATGGTTGCTTATGATATGCAATATGGTGGTCCAAACTTAAATGACCATACTGGTACACACTTTACAGGTAATGTAGAAGAAAGCTTAAATAAAATAGCAAATGCAAAAAGTTCTAAAGTAGAGGTGGGAAAAGTGGAATTTGGTATGGCAGGAGAGGGCGTAGATACTTTTATGATTGAGTTGACACCTGACATGTTGTTCCCATATAAAGCGTATAAAAAAGATGGAGGTCTTGTGAAAAAAAGTATATTATACACACCGATAGTTTCTGTTAACGAGTTACTGTCGCCTATAGGAGCCAGTAGATGGTAGAAAAACGAATACAAAATACAGCAATAGATATATCTCCCAATGCTAATAATGCACTTGAAGTAGAGGGTGTAGGAGAAGAAATACAATTAACAGAGCCTGAGAACACCAGTAAAGGCTATGAAATTATTGAAGAAGAAGATGGTGGGGTCACTTTAGATTTTGATCCTAATCAAAAACAATCTGAAGGTGACTATTTTGCCAACATAGCAGAATTTATGGATGATGATTTATTAGATAAATTATCCTCTGATTTACAAAAAAACTTTGAAGACGATAAAAGTTCTAGATCCGATTGGGAAAAAACATACAAAGACGGATTAGATCTTCTTGGATTTAAATACGAAGAAAGATCAAAACCTTTTGCGGGAGCTGCAGGTGTAACACATCCACTGCTTGCAGAAGCAGTCACACAGTTTCAAGCACAAGCATACAAAGAACTTCTACCACCAGGAGGTCCTGTTAGAACAGAAATCATGGGAGCACCTAGTCTTGAGGTAGAACAACAAGCTGAAAGAATTAAACAATTTATGAACTATCAGATTACTTGTCAGATGCAAGAATTTGATCCTGAGCTAGATCAGTTATTATTTCATTTACCTCTAGCAGGTTCAGCATTTAAAAAAGTTTACTATGACGGTACATTAGAAAGAGCGGTATCTAAATTTGTACCAGCAGAAGACTTGGTCGTTCCATATTTTATCACTGATTTAGAATCTTGTAGCAGAATCACACACGTTGTTAAAATGAAACACAATGATTTAAGAAAAAATCAAGTTTCTGGTTTTTATAGAGATGTAGAGCTTTCACCAAGCACGGCAAATCCTTCAGACATCAAAGAAAAACAAGATGAGTTATCTGGAGTAGAACAAATTTCTTTTGCAGAAGAAGAGCACAATGTTTTGGAAATGCATGTTGATTTGGATTTACCTGGTTTTGAGGACATGGGTTCTGACAATAAAAAAACAGGAATCATGTTGCCTTATATTGTAACTCTTGATGAGGACTCTGGTAAAATTTTATCTATATATCGAAACTGGAATCAAGGTGATGCACTACGTAAAAAGAAAGAATATTTTACACATTTTAAATTCTTACCTGGCCTAGGATTCTATGGTTTTGGTTTAATTCATATGCTAGGTGGTTTATCAAGAACAGCTACAGCAGCTCTACGTCAATTAGTAGATGCAGGAACACTATCTAACTTACCTGCTGGTTTCAAAGCTAGAGGTCTACGAATTAGAGATGATGATGAAGCAATCAATCCTGGTGAATGGAGAGATGTAGATGCACCAGGTGGTAATTTACGTGATTCGCTTATGCCTTTACCATACAAAGAACCTAGTGCAACTTTATTTAGTTTATTAGGTTTTGTTGTAGACGCAGGAAGAAGATTTGCAGGTGTTGCAGATATGATGATGGGTGAGAACGCTGGTAGTCAGCAACAACCTGTTGGAACAACCATGGCTATCTTAGAGCGTGGTATGAAAGTAATGTCTGCTATACACAAGAGATTACACTATGCACAAAAAACAGAATTTAAATTATTAGCAAAAGTATTTGCTGATTATCTACCTGAAAATTATCCCTACATGGTATCAGGTGGAGAACAATCGGTTAAAAAATCGGACTTTGATGAAAGAGTAGATGTTATACCTGTTTCAGATCCAAACATCTTTTCTATGGCACAAAGAGTAACTCTTGCTCAATCTCAATTACAATTAGCTCAAGCTAATCCTGAGATGCATGATTTAAGAGAAGCTTATTCAAGAATGTACGCTGCTTTAGGTGTACAAAATATAGAAAAGTTATTACCAGCTCCTCAAGAACCGCAGGCACAAGATCCTGCTATTGAGAATGCAGGAACTTTAAATGGTATGCCACCTATTCCTTTCCCTGAACAAGATCACTCTGCTCACATAAGAGCACACAGAGCCTTTATGTCATCAGAATTAGTCAAAGCAAACCCTGCAACAATGACAATTTTACAGGCACATATTACAGAACACGTTAGTTTTATGGCTAGAATGATTGTAGAACAGGAAATAGCACCTGAAATGGAACAAATTATGGCACAAACAGGAGGTCAAATGACTCCAGAACAACAACAAGAGCTTTCACAACGTACAGAAAGTGGCGTTGCAGTAAAAATAGCTGAAATTATAGAACAAATGGTTGCAGAAGAGCAAGAAATGATGGATACTTCTAGTTCTGACCCACTTGTGTACTTAAAACAACAAGAAATTGACCTTAGAAAGGACGATTTAGAGTTAAAAGCACAAGCAATGGGTGAAAAACAAGCTTTAGATGAGAAAAAACTAATGCAAACTGATAAATTAGCTAGAGAAAAAATAGAAAGTCAAGAAGACATTGCACAATTACGTGCAAATGTAGCCTTAGACAAGGCTGATAAAGACAGAGACACTAAAAAAACAGGGGATAGGTAATGGGAAAACTATGTGCAAGAGGAAAAGCTGCCGCTAAGGCCAAATTCGATGTTTACCCCAGCGCATATGCAAATATGTATGCTAGTGGTGTTTGTAGTGGTAAAATTACACCAGGGGGTAAGAAAAATAAAAAAGCTAGTGGTGGCATGATAGGTAATGGAAATAAATTATCGCAATCTAGAAAAAAAGTATCACATATGAACACAGGGGGTGTTGCTAAAGGTTGTGGTGCTGTTATGGAAAACAAAAGAAAATCAACTAGTTACGCATAATGGCTAAAAATGGTCTACGTAAATGGGTAAAAGACAAATGGGTGGACATAGGCGCACCTAAAAAGGGTGGAGGCTTTAAACCTTGTGGCAGAAGCAAAGGTGAGAAAAGAAGTGGTTATCCTAAATGCGTCCCTGCATCAAAAGCCGCAAGCATGACAGACAGTCAAAGAAAATCAGCAGTTAGAAGAAAAAGAGCTGCGGGTAATCCAGGCGGTAAACCAACTAACGTAGCAACATTTTCAAAGAAGAAAAATAAAAAGGTAGCATAATGGCAAAAACTGCGGCATGGCAACGTAAAGAAGGCAAAAATCCAAAAGGTGGATTAAATCAGAAAGGTGTTGACTCCTATAAAAAAGAAAACCCAGGATCTAAGTTAAAAACAGCAGTAACTACAAAACCATCAAAATTAAAAAAAGGGTCAAAAGCTGCTAGTAGAAGAAAATCTTTTTGTGCTAGAATGTCAGGTATGAAGAAAAAACTAACATCAGCTAAAACAGCTAAAGATCCTGATTCAAGAATTAATAAATCATTAAGAAAATGGAATTGTTAATGGATACCGCTAAAATTACTAAATTAACGCAAAAAGTGTTGCAAGAGGCTAATAAAATAACTAAAGAGCATTCTGAGTCTGATGAAGACACAATTTTTATTGCAAATGCATTTTTAAATGCCACAAAAATACTATATACTCAGGCTCTAGGTGAAGAGATAGCAACAAGTCTTTTACTAGAAGTTATGAGACAAACTTTCGGTGATGCCGATAGAACTTTACACTAAGGAGATAAAGATGAAAAAAAATGGAAAATACCCTTCTAAAGGCATGAACGCGTTGGCCTCAAAAAGACCTGACGTTGCTAAAAAGATAATGGGTTATAACAAAGGTGGTGACATCAAAGTTGATGAAGTCATTAGAATGCCTCAAGAAATTCAAGTGCCTGGCATGATGGGTGGAGGTATGATGTACAAAGATGGTGGTGACGTTGAGACTGTCACACAAGGTCACAAAGGTGTTAAGAACACCGTTAAGTACAAATAATTTTCAAATTAAGGAGGACGATATGAAACTACTTAAAGACATATGGGGATGGCTTAAAGAGTGGAATGATTGGAACATGAAAGACTGGATTAAAGCTGGTGTTGTGTGTGCAATCGTTTTAGCTATTCTTTGGAAAATGGGTGGAGCCTAAATTATGTGGCAACTACTCGCTAAACCTCTACTCGGAGTTGTAACAGACTCCGTTAGAGGCTTCGTTGAAACTAAAAAAGCAAAAACAGAATTAGCTGTTACTGAAATTAAAGCTGCAAAAGCTTTGAAAGAACAACAGATAGAGGGAAAAATTTCGTGGGAAGCTTCTGCGGTTGATCAAATGAAGGGGAGCTGGAAAGACGAACTAATTTTAATATGTCTTTTGGTTCCAGCGGTGGCAGTTTTTATCCCTGGATGGACACCCCACATTAAAGCAGGCTTTGAAGCTTTACACTCACTGCCTGATTATTATAAACACTTATTATACATTGCATGCTCAGCTAGCTTTGGTATTAAAGGTGCTAAAGGAGCAATGGGATTAATTACAAAAAAGAAATGATATATGGATCCAATAGAATTAATAGAAGAACTAAATAGAATAATTAAGAATAATAGAAAAGCAGTGCAAGATGTTGTATTGACAGAAGGCGCTACAGACTATACAAATTATAAGTACATGATGGGTCAACTAAAAGGCCTCGATAACGTAGAACAAGAATTTAAAGAGTTCTTGCAAAAAAGGAGAATACAATTTGAGTAAGCCGATTCCAGACCAAGTTTTAAACTTTGGTAAAGTAGCAAAAGATCAAGTAGAAGAAATTGATCCTAATAATATTCCAAAAAAATTGACTGAGAGACTACCTAAACCGACAGGTTGGAGAATAGTAATTTTACCTTACAAAGGAACAGGTAAAACAAAAGGTGGTATTATTTTATCAGATCAAACTATTGAAATGCAATCAGTCAGCACAACATGTGGATACGTGTTAAGTGTGGGACCAGATGCATATAAAGATTTAGAAAAATTCCCGGAAGGTCCGTGGTGTAAAGAGAAAGACTGGGTTATCTTTGGTAGATATGCAGGTTCTCGTCTTCAAATTGAAGGTGGAGAAATTCGTATTTTAAATGATGACGAAATTTTAGCAACAATCAAGAATCCAGAGGATATCTTGCATTTATATTAATAACATGGAGGAACCATGCCAGAACAAGCAATAAATACAGCGAAAGATGAACCTGTCGTTAGTGTCCCCTCTGAGGGAGATTCCGTAGATGTTAATCTACAGGAAGAAAAACAAGAAACACAGGACAGTACACAACCTGAAGTTGTAACTCAAGAATCTCAAGGTGAAGAACTTGAAGAGTACAGTGATAAAGTTAAAACTAGAATTAACAAACTCACAGGCAAACTACGTGAAGCAGAAAGAAGAGAACAAGCTTCTTTTCAATATGCAAAACGTGTAGCAGATGAAAATAAAAAACTAAAAGCTAAATCAAATAGCTTAGATGCTTCCTATATTCAAGAATTTGAAGCTAGGACTCAAATAGAAACTAAAAAGGCTGAACAAGACTTACAAACTGCAATTCAAACAGGAGATGCGTCAGCACAAGTTGAAGCACAAAAAGCCTTGGCGAAGTTATCTATTGACAATGAGCGTCTTTTAGCTACAAAAGAAGCTAAGGAAAGTTTAAAAGAGGAACAAAAAGAGGATGTTACACCTGAGCAGCTTCGAGATGCTCCTCCCAAAAAAGTAGATCCTAAAGCCGAAGCTTGGGCTGAAAAAAACCCTTGGTTTGGTAAAGACGAGGCAATGACTTATGCTAGTTTTGGAATACATAAAAAACTAGTTGAAGAAGAAGGATTCAATCCTAATTCAGATGAGTATTATGCTGAAATTGACAATAGGATCAAAACCGAGTTTCCCCATAAGTTTGGGGCAAATAGTTCGGAATCTACGAGACCCGTCCAACCCGTAGCTTCTGCTGGTCGTTCAACAACGCAATCAACATCAGGACGCAAAACAGTTAGACTATCTCCGAGCCAAGTCCATATCGCCAAGAGACTTGGAGTACCTCTGGAGGAATACGCTAAATACGTGAAGGAGTAATAGCATGGAAGATAAAACCAAAAAGACCTCACGCACCGATGCTTCTCGTGAAAAAACAAAGAGAGCACAACCTTGGCGCCCACCGTCAAGCTTAGAAGCGCCACCGGCGCCTCCAGGATTTAAACATAGGTGGATAAGAGCTGAGACTCTAGGAACTGAAGACAGAAAGAATATGGCTGGAAGACTTCGTGAAGGATTCGAGCTAGTTCGTGCTGATGAGTTTCCAGATTTTCACTCACCTACAATAGAAAATGGAACGCACGCTGGTGTTATAGGAGTTGGTGGATTATTGCTTGCTCGTATACCAGAAGAAATTGTTGAGCAGAGAGCGGAATATTTTGCAGAGCAAACTAAGACGCAAGAAGAATCTGTCGATAATAATCTTTTTAAAGAGCAGCATAGAAGTATGCCTATTTCTTCCGAGAGGAATAGTAGGGTTACTTTTGGTAGTGGTAGAGGAAACGACAAAAATTAATTTTTGTTATGGGTCCTATCACTTATAAAACAACTAACTGGTTAAGGAGGACTTATAACCATGGCAAACAAAGACGCACCATTCGGTTTTAGACCTGCAAAGATGTTGGGTGGAGCACCATTTAATGGCGGCCAAACAAGTTATGGCATTGAAAGTGGATACAATACAGATATATTCACAGGAGATGCAGTTGAGTTACACACAGACGGTACTATTACCGTAGGTGCTGCAGCGGCAACTAATTTAATTGGCGTATTCAATGGATGTTTTTACACTGACTCTACAGGTAAACCGACATACTCAAAACATTGGCCTGCAAGCACTGTCGCAAGTGATGCAGTAGCTTTTGTTATTGACGACCCAAACGTACTTTTTGAAGTACAAGAAGACAGCACTAATATCGGAGCTTCATGGCCTGATAATAGAGGATCAAATGCTGACTTAGTATCAACTCACGCAGGCAGTACAGCTATTGGAAGATCTAAACAAGAGTTAGACTCCAGTTCAATTACTGCGGCCACAGCACAATTTAGAATAGTGGATGTTGTTTCTGATGAATACAACAACGACACAGCTAGTGCTAACGGGAACTATCTCGTTAGAATTAACGAAGGTCTTCACTACGCTAATACTGCTGGTATTTAATAGGAAGGACTAAAAAATGGCTATATCAAGAAGTCAACTCGTAAAAGAGTTAGAACCTGGTCTTAATGCCCTGTTTGGTCTTGAATATGCAAGATACGAGCAGGAGTGGTCAGAAATTTTTGACACAGAAACTTCAGACAGAGCGTTTGAAGAAGAAGTAGAACTTTCTGGCTTCGGTAGTGCACCAGTAAAAGCTGAAGGAGCAAGCGTACAATTTGACGATGCTACAGAAGCTTTCACTAGTCGTTACTCACACGAAACAATTGCTTTAGCATTTGCTATTACTGAGGAAGCAGTAGAGGACAACCTTTACGATAGCCTAAGTTCTAGATACACAAAGGCTTTAGCACGTTCAATGGCTAACGCTAAAGAAATTAAGGGTGCAAACGTTCTTAACAGAGCATTTAACTCTTCTTTCACAGGCGGAGACGGTGTTGAATTATGTTCAACTGCACACTTAACAGTAGCAGGTGGCAACTATGCCAACGAACTATCAACATCTGCTGACTTGAACGAAACATCATTAGAGCAGTCATTAATTGACATCGCAGGCTTTATTGATAATCGTGGTCTTAAAATCGCTGTAAAGGCAACAAAGATGATCATTCCAGTTAATCTTCAGTTCGTAGCTGAAAGATTAATGAAGAGTCAGTTAAGAACTGCAACTTCAGACAATGACATTAACGCTATCGGTAACATGGGTATGATCCCTGGCGGATACGTTATCAACCATTATCTGACAGATACAGATGCATTCTTTATTAAAACTGATGCACCTAATGGTCTAAAGCACTTTAATCGTGCGCCTATCAAAACTTCTATGGAAGGCGATTTTGATACAGGTAACGTAAGATACAAAGCTAGAGAGAGATATTCATTTGGATTCTCTGATCCTAGAGGTATCTTTGGCTCACCAGGAGCGTAATAAATAACCAAAGAATGGGGGTATATCCCCCATTCTTCTTATTGCAAATCTTCCTTAAAACTGTATACATTAACATAAGAACTACATAGACTGCTAACGCAGACGATATAGAGACTATGTGGTAAGGTCTATATAACCAAGGAGGTTTAAAATGGCTAATTCAACTTTTTCAGGTCCTTTAAGATCTGAAAGCACAGTTAAAACTGTTAGTAAGAATGCCAGCACTGGAACTATTACTGAAATCATAACTATGGGTGATGCACCTGTAGCACTAGGTGATGAAAATAAAACTCTTGATGCGGCAACTCACAGTGGAAGAACTCTTGTAGTTCCTGCACTTGCAGCTAATAGAACTATTACTTTACCAGCTCCCGTTGCTGGTCAATGTTACAAATTAATTTATGGTGGAGCTGCGGAAGAAGCAGAAAATTTAATTATTTTAACACCAGGTAATACTAATTTTTTCATTGGTGGTGTTGTTCATTTAGATTCAAATGCTGACAACGTATCTGTTTATTCTAACGGAAGCTCTAACTCAAGCTTAACTCTTACAGACTTTGGTTTGTTTGAAATTAATATTTTAGCTAAAGATAGTACAAATTACTATATTTGGGGTTACCAAGAAGGTGCAGACGTACCTGCATTTGCAGA